AACACGTTGCCCGCCAAGACTATCGTGTTTGCTCTTTTTTTGTTTCAAGTTCCTTCTTCACAAGTTCAACTACGATGTCTGTGACTGTTCGATCATGATTTAACGCATATATTCTTAACTGCTTATGTAAATCATCATCAATTTTTACTGATAAAAGTTTCATAAAAGCCTCCTTTCCAGTTTATGTTATCATACCATTAGTATATAGTCAATACTATTTGTTATCTTTATTTTTTTATGTTGAACCGTATATATTTATATGTTATAGTATAAATATGGAGGTGATTATTATGGATGAAAAAACATCCTCTGTTATAAGTGCTCGTTTAAAGGAATTACGCACGGACCTTTCTTTAACACAAAAAGAGTTTGCACAAAAAATAAATGCTTCGACGGTGAGCATCTCCTCTTATGAAATCGGAGCAAAAACCCCATCTTTGGATATGCTTATTAAAATATCAAACGCATATAATGTATCTCTTAGTTGGCTTTGTGGACTAACAGAACGAAAAAGTATTAACAAAGTGTTTAATACTTACATTGACATTATTGATATGTTTTTTGATATAATGAATATCGCTAAGCTCAATATCTATTTATCGCAAACAGATATATTAAATGCCAATGATATGCCAACCACTGTATGGGGAATTTCATTCACTGACAAACATTTAAATGAATTTCTGAAGGACTGGAACAAAATGAGAGAATTGTACTGGGCTGGGACTATCGATGAAGAAGTTTATTCTCTTTGGAGAGAAAAAACCATTTCAAAATACAATATTCCAATTGAAGCAGAACTCCATTAAATCATGTTTTAATTAAGCCACCCACCACCGAGTAGGTGGCTTTTTCACGCCTACCTCGTGAAATCAAAAAGGCCCAGCTTTTCGCTGAACCTTAACCATATCTTCGGGGAGGCCGGGAACATACCCCGGCAGGACTTCTCCCCTAAATTCAATTTTAGTCATCACACCTCCCCGTTGCGATGTCGCAACGCTAAAAATGGGTACAAAAATACCACCGGACATTTCTGACTGGTGGTATTGATAATCTATATTTGCTTAACCAGATGATTATTTGGCAGGCGTAACACTCTCCTGCATCTCTCAGGGTTTCCCCTTGTCAATACCTTCGGCGTGTGGTCGCTACGAAATCTACCACCTCAAATAATCATCCGGGTAAAGCCATAATAAAAAGGAATCTTCGGCCGGAGCGTCACTCCCGACATCTCTTTTGCCCATTGCACAAGGCATGTGGCGCATGAAGACGCTTTTTTCACCTCGAAGATCCCTTTCTATTCTATAAAGATTATAACGAATTTATTCCCGTTTGTAAAGGACCTTTTTGTTTTTAAGGCTCTTCTTCCAGGTCGTTTCTCCTATATGCCAGAAAGTC